TCCCTCTTCAGTTACCAACCTCACTCGTTTATCTGCAACCTCCCAGTTGGTCCCATCATAGGTAATATAGGTTGCCCTTGTGTCGGTCTCCCTAAAGGTAGTTCTGGCAAGTACCCCTGTAGGTTTAACGTCAGTGGATAACCCCTCATAGTAATTAGATAAAACTTGTCTTACTGCCATTTTAATCGTCTCTCAGGGTTATTTTTACTTTATCAGACTCAATACTGATCTTGACATCTTCGTTATCTATTTCTACACCCCCTACCATTCTGCGTTCAGCAGCAGACCCTATTCTGACTATCTTTTTCAAGTCTTTCCATTGCTCCAGAGATAATTCAATTTTCTTCATATCACTCTCCTATAGCTTCTAAAGCTTCTACCACTGAGTCAAATTCTCCAGGTAGATCAATAAAAGAACCATTTTCATTCGTTGATCTGACTCGCTTGCCAGCCACTTCCCAATTATTACCATCATATGAGACATACATAGCTCTTGTGTCTGTCTCTCGGAATAAGGAGCCCACTATCACTCCCATGGGCTTATCATCTGTGGATAGCCCTTCATAATATTTAGCTAGAATTTTCTTGACAGCCATTTAACAGCCCTTCCTATTGGAGAGATTTTAGTTTCAAAGGCTCCATCTAAGCTCTTGTCTTGCATAGCTATATCCTTTTCCATCCAGCTTCCAGCAACCGCACGGCTAACGTTAACTACTTCACCGACATAGTGCAGTTTATCTCCTATAAACACATTCCTTAAAAGCCTAACCCTCATCTCGACCTCCTCAGGTTATTCTGGTGAGGAGCAGCTTTCGCCACTCCCCACCAGTAAAGGAGGGTAACCCTGCTAGCAGGGGTCATCCTCCCCTGGAGGAGATTATCTCTAACCTCCCCCAGGTAAAAAGTTAGTCTGTCTCTGCCGCGAGAACCACACCGGCATAATCGCATGTCGGAGCGAAGTCCGCCTTGGTGGCAGCTCCGTAGGTCGGCTCGTCACCGGGAGCCGCTCTGTAAACGCACCCGATAGCTCTCACTTCATGAGCAGCATTGCCTCCAACGGCTTTGGCGTCGAAATCGTCGCCATCGGCGTAGTTGCGAATCAGGATGCAGTTGAAGTACTCGTGCTGACATCCAACTGCGCCATCATCGGTGGTCTGGATATGCCACTCAATGGTCATGCCGGATATCTTCACCCTGTCATCGCCGTTCTGCGGGTCCAGGTAGACGACGCCTTCCAGGTAGTTCATCCCCATGATGCCAGAGACATAGAGCTTGATCTTGGTAGTCGCAATGGTATGCGACTCGTTGATGCATAGATCATCCTCGTCGTCCATGCCTATACTGACATTTCTTAATACGATGAGAATCTTTTTCTCTCCAGCAACCCAGAGCGAATCTTCGATCTTGATGCCGTCAACTCCAGAAGCGGCAGAGTAGATGCTCATATTGCTCATCGTTATCTGGAAGTTACTGCCGGCAACGGATAATGCTGGCTTGACGAGTATAACTTCATCGCCATCAGTAGCGTAGATGTAGGTTGCTTCAGGGTCTCCGCCCATGCCCATGATATGCACGCCAGTGATAGTGGGAGACCAAGCCAAGCCGGACTCCGGATAACCACCAGGGCCAAGGATAATAGTTTTCCTGGTAGCATCCACCATGGTCATCGCCTTAGTAACGGTTAAGAACGGAGCTAGCCACGTGCCGTCTCCGAGGGTATCACTACCCCATTTAGCAACTACGATCTCATAGACCGCTTGGTTTTGATTCTGAACACGCCCAGTATCTAATAGGATTCTCTGCAATCCTCCTATCGTCCAGACATCCTCTGCTAGAGTAGGAGCATATCCTCTAAAGTTTTTTCCACCCATTTTAATTTTCTCCTCGAGAGTGGGCAGCTAAATTTCCCACATGCACACACTCTCTATTTTTATTTTTCAACTCTATTCGCTTTAGCTATCTCTAGCTATGCTTATGCCTTATCAGACAGTAATGCCAGCGCTTTGTTGGCCGGCTTTATGGCTCCCCCACCCACTCTCTTGTGAAGCAGGAATCCTACTTGCCCAGCCTCGGCATACAGTTCAGTTAATCGCTGTATGGAAATGCCTCTGCGGTCAATAACCCTGTAGCCCGCTTTAACATCGCCAAAGATAGCTATCACCGCTGCAGCTCCTAAAAGCTCATCCATGTCATCCTGGGTATACATTGGATAACCGATGAATGTGTTTGGCTTCCCTGCTATGATGCTGGGCTGCCACAGGAAGGGACCGAACTCAGTGCCGGAGCCATCTACCGCCCTTAGTTGGTATATGGCCAGCTCAGTGGTGGAGTTGACAACGAATACACCCTTCCTGCGATATTTGGTAGGCACCTCATAGATTAACCGTTTGAAGTCCTCTACCATTGCAGTAGCAGACGTGGTTACATCAAGGGTGGCCGCCAGGTAGGTGCCATTTATAGTAATGCCTTCCGGCTCTTCAGAAGCATGGCCAGCACCTTTGATAAACTTTAGATCCTCAAGTTCCGCAACTGCCCTGCCAAATGAATCGCCCAGGAAAGCAACTAAATTATAGTCGCTATCTTCCAGCTCATCTTTACCGATTTTCACCAGACCGTTAATGACCTCAGCGTACTGGTAAGTCGGCGCACCCGGTGTAGGCGTTGATTCTGCCGGGTCTTCCCCTGTTTCCAGTTTGCCAAACGCAACCGTCGCCTCGGTGATACTGCGAAGTTGAAGGCTATCCTTGTTAATAGTTCGCTTGGTAGCCAGGGCACGGATTACGGTTTCTGCGGCTACCGTTCGCTCGATATCGGCATCGATCTCAGGAGTTACCAGGTAAAGCCCAGTGGCATCTTCTACCAGCGCTTTCCTCTCGCTTGGCCCGGCTGATTTGACTAATTGGTCTATGGCTTCTGATTTGCCGGTACGAGCCCATTCGTTAAAAGCAACAGCGTGCGCTTTGGATTCTACCCCTGGGTCTGGCGGGGCCTCAGCAGAAGGCAGAGCAGAACGCTGGAACTTAGTATCCAACTCCTGAACAGCCAGACTGAGTTTCTCAATATCCGCCTTAGTGTCCGCCATGGGTTCGCCAAACTTCTTAATCTCGTCATCTTGACGTTCTACAGCTTTGTGCAGTTCATCTACTGCACCTTGGATTAGGTCTGTCATTTCCTTATTTTCCATGATCGTGTACCTCCGTGTTAGATTTTAGTTTCTCAAGTATAGCATTGATACGCTTTTCAGCTTGTTTTATATCAATGCCTTCGTTTTCTGCCTTGAGTGTGGTTACTATGCTCTCCAGTTCTGCGGCTTCTTTCTCAGCCTCAGAGAATAGAGTGACTTTTGCCGGCTCACTTTCTTCTGAGAGTGAATCCAGAAGTGCTTGGAGAGAATCAAATGCCATTTTAACCTTCTCAAGATTAGTGGCACTCAAGACACGCCCAGACTTATCTTCTTCAGATTTCCCTGGTCCAGGTCTCTCTGCTCTTCTCATCTTACCTCCACACTTGGGACATTTAATACTATTGCAGTGCTTCTTAGACTTGAGCTTATGCCCACACTCTATACATTCACAATTAAATTCATCTTCCTTGGCAGCCTCAAACTTTCCATCGTGATCGTCACAATGAGTCTTCGCCTCCGCTTCTTCCCATACCTCTCTGTCATAACGATAAGCTTGTTCAGTCATGGTGTCCTCACCTTCAAGCCTACCCATGATGATAGAATATTTCTTGCTATCGGAGGTCCTAGTGGTTCTCCGAAAGCTATCCTTCTCGAAATCATTGGGATCTCGCAGCCGACAGGCGTGCTCGTTAGGGTATGGTTTAAGTTCGGTTTGTTTGACGCCCAAAATGACAGCTTCAGGATTCGCTGCGAAAACAACTGGGCTGACATCAAACAGTTTTACTTCTTGCAGATGCCGGATGCCCTTCTCCCAGGATTCCTTTACGGTGTTATAACCGATGGACATTTGCGTGATAACACCAGCTTTAGCCAGAAGTAATACTTCATCAGCTTTCCGTACGCCTCTGACAATCTTTATCGTGGCAAACAATCCCTTCTTGTCCACGGATAATTCTGGCTTCCCGATAGGGTCATTAACACTATGGTTAAATAGGCTTACGATGTTGTCGGAGTTTTCCTTGATTGTCTTTGTAAAAGCCCCCTCATCCACAATATCACCGTAACTGTCTGGGACTTTGCTGAAGGTAGACCCATAGCCTTCTATGATACCTGCCTCTTCATCAACCTGTTTAACCGAAAACTTGACTGTTTTTCGTTCCATAATTAACCCCCTGTTCTCTATTTTAGTTATAACAAAATCGCCGGGATCTGTCAAGCGCTCATAATGGCAGTTATAACGTATGTGATGACAGCTATACCTATGGCACTAGCTGCCCACCAGAGTGGATGAGTGAAAGAGTGCATTCTATTGCTGATCAGCTTATTCAGCATACCAAATGCAGCCAATGTTACAGCATTCTGGTTAGCCTCTCGCCATCCCTTGTTGGCAACTTCTTCAGTGGCTTCAGATACCATTTTGTTAAACATGTAATCGTTGTCCCTGCCATTCATATTAACTCCTCGTTCCAAATGCTTCTGCGCATCGGCACATTATGTCCTGCTCGCCAGGGTACATTGAGCCGTCAGAATAGGCTTTATCAAAATCTGCTTTCTCGCCATCCATGGCGACATGGGAATCACGAACCCTGTCATCCCTGCTTGTGATCCAGGTATGAGTTTCCGCCACACCGGACTGTCGAGCGGCTTCTCTCTGTCCGAACCCGGCAGCATGAGAAGTCTCAGTTCTGGCCACACGCATTGCCTTGAAGGGGCTCCTGTCAATATAAAATTGTCTCAAATTCATAGCTATCTGCGGGTTGCTGAGGTGCTCATCTATACCAGCCAGGATAACCCGCTTCACATCGTCCAGATTAGTGGCGAGTATGCTAGTAATATCTTCAGCTCCCTTTTTAATTATCCAAGCCCTGGTTGCCGCGCTCATTACGTCAAATACCCATTTCAGTTCAGTGGGCTTATCTGATTTCTCAGCTCCTAAGTCCTCGGCTATCTCTCCCCCGAAGTCTTCAATAAGGGCAGCCAATATCGCTGTCATCACTTTCTCCCATTCAGGGGCCAGGCTTTCTATTGCTTTACCGGCTGCCGATATTAACTTACCTGGCGCTTTGCCTTTCAACGCCTTCTCAACCGCCTTACCCTCAGCCTCATAAAGTGGCACTATCTTCTTACTCACCACGCCCCACCAGGCTACCCTCCGCCGGTCTATGCGCTTCCAGTGAGCTGCCTTTTGCTCTTCCGTCGCAAGGTTCTTGGTCGCCTTACCTTTGGGCTCTTTCTCTGGAGCTGATGTTCCGGCAGGCAATAGAGTCACAGGCAAATATCCTGTGTCCCAGCCCGGGAATTCATCAAAGCCCATCTCCAGCCTTTCGTTTATCTGGTCGAACGGAACTCCCATGCCCCATAAATTCTTAGCCTGTTCCACCTTCTTAGTGAAATCCTCCCTGAGTGCAGCTACCTTAGAAGTGTCATAAGCGATAATAATATCTCCATACATAGGAGCTATCTTGAGGTTAAGAGTAGATTTCACGTCATCTAATAAAGGAATCACGACATCCTCATAGAGGGCCTTGCGCGCCTCCACCATATTGTTACAACTGGATTGCTCAAGGTCTCCCAGGAATATAGGACTGATACCGAAAGCTCCGGCTATGTCCCGTTTGTTATGGAGCCTGGATGCTATGAAGTCCATCTTAACAGGTGTCATGGACATCTGATTCCATTTAGCTCCGGCGCCAAGGACCCACGGCTCACGCTTTTT